CCCGGACCCATTGCTCCTGGTTGCTGCAAGGTTTTTAGAATGTCCTGGTCATTCATCCCAGGCATTATTGACTGTTGATTAGCATCTTGCATACCGGGAAGTTGTGGCATGCCCGGCTGTTGGGCTTGTTGGCCACCCATTGGACCACCACGCTCTATATATGCTTTAAGAAGCGTATTGATGGTATCTGATCCAAGTGGTGCCAATTGCTGTGCAAGTTGTGAGCCGAAAATAGGGGTCAATCCCGCGGTTGTTTTTGCCAACTCTTTCTTTTGGGCATACTCTTGCATCTTCATGTTAGCAAGAGCAGTTAAGCCTTCACCAAGAGCAGATCCTGCTTGACCACCAAAAGATGGTTGATTTAATATTTGAAATGCCATTATTTGCCTCCCAGCCAAGATGATAATCCACCAAGTGCTCCTGCACCAGCTCCAAGAAGTCCTCCTCCACCACCACTAAGAGCTAGAAGAATTGGCAGCAATTGCAGTATTGAAAGCCCCGCACTTTTACCAAATCCCTGTTGCTGTGGGATATAGAGATTGTTATATGAAGGCTGTTGGTTCAGGGATAAAAGCTTACCGAGAAGATCCTGCTGCATATTCTGTTGGTTAAGGCCGTGTTGGCTCTTAAGTGAAGCAAGATTTGATTCAAGCCCCGTTGCGGCTTGTCCGAGTGCTCCTTGAAACGCAGAAGAGTTCTGTCCACCGCCAAGTGCCGTGAATCTTTCCGCAAGACCTGGTATTGTTTGGGTATTGAAGTTCTGCCGCGCTTGGTTCTCGATCGGCGCGAAATCGAACTTGCCGCCTTGGATTTGTCGAAGAAGATCAAGTCCGCTGGATCCAAGCTGCTCTTGTATACCAATCTGCTTAGGGCTTAAATTGGGAAATTGTTTATACTGTTCGGGCGTATCCGTAAAGAAGTTTGCCATAGTATTCCTTCTGTTAAAACTAAAATTTGTAATTCAACAGCATGATAACTATAATGGCACTAATAATCTAGGCTTCATTACTTCTCCTTTTACCCCCAAGTGCTCACACGCTCTGGGGGTTTCGTTTTAGCTTTGCATGTACTCTACTACCACATACACAATATTAAAGTTTATGACCGTAGTATTTGTAATATAGATATTGGTCGCATCCAACTCCATTTCAATAGTATTACCACCCAGTACGCTCGAAGCGGGAATGGGATAATAATTATTCCCGACAGTATCATTGGCAACACCATAGATTCGCGTAAATGTCGTTGCAGCTGTAACAGTTATCGAATGCGGTATCGTTGTCACACCAACGGGTGCTCCTCCGGCAACATTAAATGTCTTGCGCAATACTTGTCTTTCTGCAGGATAAGCAGGAGTTGAAGAACTATTAGCTGGATTTGGGAAATAAAGCTGATTACAAACAACTTCCATCAAGGGATATTGGCCCGTATCTTTAATATTTAAAACGTTGGCGATTAAGTTAACGTTCTGATAGAGACGCACAATGAGTTCTTTAAACTCGGGGGAATTAACATCAGCGCTTTCAACACGCTGCATATCCCCCCAGATATTCGTAGTTTGGACAAAAGCGCCGTACTGTGAGGAAGTAGCCATATTACTGTAACCTTCCCGTTGGCTGAACTACAATAATAAATCCATGCAGCTCAAAGCTTTCAAAGACCACTCCACCATCTATCATTTGCTGGGGAGTAAAATAAAGCTTCAATTGTAAGCATTCCCCGAAACTGGCGAAGTAAATTGGATGCCATAAGCGATCCTGGAACTGCTCCAATGGCGCCTGGTCTGCTGGATAAGGTGAAGTCTCAAGGACGTTGTTACCCATTATTGAGCCGCTCGCAACGCCGCCTTGTATCATAGACACTTGTGTTGCTGAAGGGTAATAATCAACAGTGATCTCACCAGTAGCCGTTCTTTCAACACCAAAATCTACCCGCTGGATATAGAAGTTATTCTCTTTACCAAGATATGGATTATATTGCTTGCTCAGAATCTGAATGTTAGATACGCGGGTTAACGTTCCACCACCAGTATAAGTACCCGATATAAGTGGAGCTTGAGGCAATCCAGTTACCGGATTAACCCTGTTGGTGTTTATGGTAAATGTATTGGCATCAATTATGGAATCAACCTGGTAGATAGCTAAATTAAGATAATTTGAAATGGTAGTATCACCAGCAATGTTTAAGAACAATACATAATCTGGTCCCCCGAAGCCTTCACCAGCAATGGAAAGGTTGTGGTTGATTGCTTTTATGGTTACAATTCCGGTGGCAGCAGGGGTTAGATTTGTTATCTGCATGCTTGGGGCATTATTGCTTTCATCGGGGTCAATTATAAGCACAAATCCCTCGGGAGTACCCGCAAGAATCACACGCTGATTAGCTTGCTGAACGCCGTCGCTCCATGTATTAGTAAATTCTTCCCATATTAATGGATCAGAAGATGCCCATGTAATTGTGGTTTGTTGTTCAAAGTACCCAAAGCAGGTGAAGCAATCATCATTGAGTGCCCAAGAGCCATTCTTATAGTTATAGACCAAGACTTGGTTAGCAAAGAGCTGATTATCGGTGACGTTATCACTCATAAAGGCCCAATAAACCATCTCGGTGAAATAGTCTCTTATACCCGCTGTTCTTAGGGGGCCATTGTTCTTGGTTTGGAATTCAAAGATTTCGTCAGGGATTTTATCATCAATACGGGCCACGTTGGCACCAGAACAACTATGAATTCCGGTGTTGCCAATGGTAAGAACTTCTTTATCAAAGGGTACTGTTGAGAACGTAGATTGTGATCCAAGCTCGGTATTAATTTTCTGCCATAAGAAGGGCAGAATCTCGTTGCCAGTATAGGCGAGTTCCCAAGTTGATCGCTCGAAGTATACAATGAGACGATCTTTAATAAACTCGGCGGATATTATTTGTTCTTCGGTTGTTGCATCAATATAGCCAGCACCAGCGGCTAGATTGTTATTATCAACGACAGGAGGTGCTCCCGAGTTGTCACTTTGATTTGGCTCGTACCATGCATTTCGCGCGAAAGGACTGCCATTGAAAGAATATCTACACCGATTTACATAATTAGTATTAGTGTTTCCTGCAGAATTTACTTCCACCGTATTAAGTAGAATAAGTCTATTCTTAAAGGGAAGAACAATGCGCGCTGTTCTAACAAAAGGGCCCGTTTGTATTGCACCGGTAGGAGCAAAGTAAAAGGCATTCGCACCGCTTAATGCGGTCCAGGTTGTACCATCAAACTTCCAAATAGGATCGTCCGTTGCTGCGACCGCGCCATTATAATTGGTCACTTGAAAATTGCTAACAAACATAATGGGTAGACCGCTTGCTGCTAAAGTCGTTGTTCCTTGCCAATTGCTTGCATAGAAATAATTTGTGCTATCGCCATGCCATACTGCCGTTCCCGATCTTGCCCATGCACCGCCCGTGAATGTGTAAGCAAATTGTGGGTCAAATGCATATGAGGGATGGTTGTTAACATTGCCGGATTCATATTGAGTAAGTCCCATTACAGGTTCGGCGGGATAATAGAATATATGTGCACCTGATCCACCGGCAAAAGTAACTGTATTTGGATTGGTAGTACTATCAATTGTTGCAGTAACAGCTCCGTTTGTAGACAGAGTTGTTACGCCAGCGCCTAACCGCCATACGGTAAAGACATCAGTTCCCAATGAGAACATTTGGCCTATAGCAAGTTGAGATGCATTGCCGGGCAAATTTACCGCAACGTTTGCATTGGCACCAAGATCAATCCGCAAGCGTGAGTTAAGTGGATTGCCTCCCGCTCCCATCAACAGGGAACCGAATCTTTTTCTAACCCTTCCCCTAAAGACATATGCGTTCTGAAGCAACTCAAATGCGTCGTCCATTATCAAAAATGGTTTAACATCTCGTTGCAATCCGGAATTAATTGGGGCGATCAAAAATTTATCAAATGCCATTAGAAAATCCTTGATGTTTAAAGATTTTTAGCAATTGTTGCTTCCATTCATCAAATGTTAAATCTAGTTTTGCATGGTTACAATAATAGCAACATGAAACAACATTATCTGGCAAATATCCTTTTAGGGGATCTACTCTATCGA